TGGCTTCATAGAACTGATAAAAAAACAGTGGATACACTCTTCTATGAAGAGACAGTGAATCAAGTACGCCCCTTTCTTCGCTTACTTCCTAAGGATTCAACACCTGTTACAAAACTTCATGTGGTAAAAGGTCCAGTACCTGCACCTGCACTTGCGGATCCTTGTCTTGTTCTTCAGTGGGCGCGTGAAAAGAATCCAGCACCCAAAAATGATTTTCTCTTTGGAAAGATTGACATTGGAGACGAGTATGCTACTCTACAAGTTCTAGATGACGGTACAGCAGCAGTTGTTGTTCAGCCTCGCAAGGGACAGCGTCAGTTTGAAGCTGAGAGTGCTGAACTTTTCAAGGAGCGTATTCAACAGGGAATCGCCGGTTTTCCTTTTGCGGTCGAGGACCCGCAATTAAATGAAATGTCATTCCAGGCAAGTATAACAATCAAAGGTGATAAAATCGAGCGCCGTGAGATGTCAAAACGTCTTGAGGCCTTCGGTAGTTTCTTTCAGGAAATACCGCCGCCACCAAATTCACCGTCACTCATCTCGCTCCGCTATAAGGCAATCAGTAACTTCTATGCACAGGACCGTGTTCAACTTTATTTATCACAACTTGTCGGAACAAAAATTGCTCCTGAAGCAATAATCACAAAAACAGCAGAGGCCTTTGAAATTACTCTACAGCAAGCCCGCATGGAGTACGAGGAATTTGCAACACGAGCTGAGGAGATTATACCCGTAGTACCTAAATATAGTGTATTCAGACTCAAGTATAATCCAGGAATTGATATTAATATCACCGCACATCATCCGACCTATACATTCCAGATAGAGCGAGTTGATTCCATTACAAATCTTCAGAGAGTTCTCACACTATTATCTGTTATGATGACGATGGCTGTAACGAAGCCGGCACCGGCTGCTGCTGTAGCCACTCTTGCCAAAGCAGTTGCCTTTGAAGAGGCCGGTCAGGAAGCTCCTAAGGTTGCGGCCGCGCCCGTGGATGAATCGAAATCAAAACTCTCTATTGCAAATTACTTTATCAAACGTCTCCAACAAGCCGACCCAACACTCTTCGGATTTGGAGAGGGGCAGACAACTCAAAATGGATATGGTCAGATGTGTCAATTTGCGCAGATGAGACAACCTGCTGTCCTCAATGAGAAACAATATCAGCGTATGCTTGAACTTTATGATAGTAATATTACAGATAATGAAGTTGAGTTTGTTGAAGTCTCTTATAAAAACCCCGTTCCTTCTGGAGACTCTAAACTTGCAGATACGTATGCAACAGAAAAGGAGATTGATGATAATACCTTCTCAGTTCTCAAGTATGGAACAACTCTCAAAGATCAGCGATATTATATTTGCTCAGAGTATTTCTGTATAGAAGATGAAATACCACTTAGACCGAGCGAATTTGAAGGTGCTGGGGCCTTTCGCCCAGAAGCCGATGAGGAATTTCAGGGTAAACCGAAACTTGCCAATCACTGTCCCTTTTGTAATGGTCGTCTAATTGATACAAAAAAGAAGAAGGACCCTGGTGCAACCGTCTACAAGCGCGAAAAGATGAAGTATATAGGATTTATGAATAAGGATGCTCACCCTGCACATTGGGGTCTACCGTGCTGTTTCACAAAGCGAAAGTTCACATCAAAAGGTAAATTTATTGAGTTTTTCAAGAAACAGCGTGAAGAGGAGAAGAAATCTGGACCTATTGCTCCAGAGGTAGATGCCACTGAAGAGGCGGTCGCTGAGGCGCCAGTAGAAGAGGAAGGGGATGCCTATGATGAGGATGCAGATATAGAAGGAATCAACTACGAAGATGTTCTAAATCGCACCCACGAACGCACTGTTGTGAAGGATACAAAGTTTCCTCTTGAACTCAAAGGTGGTGAGCCGCAACTTGGTCTTGTGCCGAGTGTTCTTGATACATATTTTCATCAGAATCCAGAGGACCTTGTTACAAAAGGGATGACAATGAGAATGAAGCCCATATCAGAAGGATTTTTCCGTATTGCTGCCGATAATCGCCTCTCTCGTCGCCCAGAATCTTTTTTTGCGGCCATTGCGCCTTTTTTCAAGAAGAATTCAGCGACTGATGTTCGCCTTCGCTTACGCGAACTCTTTGGCGGTCCTTCAGGTGTCAAACTCTTCACCTCCATTAATTTTGGAAATCTCATGCTCGAATTCTATACACCCACTTTATCTAATGAACAATATACTGCGGCTGAACTTACACGGTTTGCGGTGAGAAACTTAAATCCGAAGCGGTCACAGCAGTACCCCTATATTGCGCGTATTAAAAAGTCCTACGATAATTTCATGAATTTTCTAAATAATTCTAAGAAACTCAAAGAGTATCGGCAATTTGCTCATCTCTTGGCACAGCCAAATATTTTCATGCCTGCTCTAATTACTAAGCAGGGAACTAAAATAGACCGACCTGGTATTCTCTTTGTAGTCATTGAGATGACAGATGATAAAAATTATACAATTCGCTGCCCTCCCTTTGGCGTAACTGAAACAATGGAATCATGCGATATTGGATTCTTAATTCATAGGGAGGAGATTTGGGAGCCGCTCTTCTTCCTGAAGAATTCAGTTGATTCACGCGGATTTGCGAGACATATTCATACCATGCGTGTTAAGAGTGATAATACCCAATCTCCTCAACTGCCTGCTGCTGTATTAGATGCCATTCAAACATTTCGCACAAAGTGTGCAAATGAGGCGCCGACGGTCTATACTGGAATTCAACAACTGGCGCGCCCTGAGAATACACTCCCTACACTCACCGCATTAGTTGAACTTCTGAGTGAGGTTGGAACCTTTGTAGGTGTTATTCGTGATGTGTACAATCATGTTGTCGCAGTAACACTTAAAATCGATGAGGACAGCGAAGTCGCATTCCCTGTAATTGATGACGGATTTATGCAGAGTCAAAATAGTCTTGTTATCTATTTTGGATGGGAAGGGTTCACCGCGGCGCCGGTTGAGATTGCCTGGTCTTTTTACGAAGTAAACGCGACGAAGTTTGTAGACTATCCTGGATATAAGCCACAGAGAATCATTCGTCTTCCCTATGGAAAAACAAAGGCCATTAAAGCCATTCAGTTTGAAAATGGAATCTTTGTTCCTGTCTCAGATGCCAATGTAGCCGCAGATGAAATTCCAGGAAAAATCGATGACCTTACAGAGATTGAATTTGAGTGGACCATTAATGAGAAAATAGGGCGACCCACTGAATCGGCAAGCGATAAGAAAACAGGTGATAAGAGAACAGTCTCAATTACAAAAGAGATTGAGACAGAAAACGAAGTCGAGGAGATTTTCCAGCATTTCCGTCTGTCGGTCAGTAATTGGCTTTTATCAAAAGAGGGCATTCCCTGGAAAAACAAAATTCAGGAGATTATTATGCCGGCTTCACAGACAATTGGGTATACGCTGTCGGTTGGCAGAAAACGTGAACTTCTACAGATACTATTGGCTGAGCGGATGAAAGGCTTTATTGATACGACGCATGAACCAGAAAGTAAGATACCTTCAGTGGTTCGCGTGGACTGTAGAAAGTTAAACCAAGGTGATTGTACAGCCTCCAATCGGTGCGTATGGCGACCGGATGAGAAACGATGTCTACTCCATGTAAAAGCACTCCCTGATGTCGACAAAACAGATATGAGAAAAGTCTTTTTACTACGTCTTATTGAGGAGCTTATACGGTTTCCTCGTCGCCGTGCGCAGATTCTACAGGAGCGCAATCGTCGCATTGGAACACTCTCTAAACTCAGTGGAGCAGTACGCATGATTGACCAATACATTGTACCAGAGGATACATCTGAGTGGGCTGAATTAATGAATATGGATTGTAAGAAGAAAACACCTGAGATTCCTCATTTCTTTGAAGAGTTTTCACGAGAGGAAGGGGTCAAACCAGAGGCGCCTGTACCTCTGGCTGTACCTCTGGCTGTAACTTCAAGTTTACCTGAGTTTGTACTCAATCTTCTAGAAGGCGATGATACAACCTATGAACTTGTGCCCTTTGAAACAGCAGACCGAAAGGGAGACCAAGGTCGCTACGATACTCTTGAATATGGATTATCAACAGACCCCAAAAAGGAACCGCCGTTCGTAGATGACGAGATTATAGAGGAAATGATGACTATGTTTGAGGAACCTGAAACTGGTTTTGTTGTATTTAATGACGGCAATGAGACACCGCACGGAGTTCTAGGTTTCAGTGATTATGCATATATCGTATTTTATATCGACGATGCATACTCTTTCCTTGTAAAGAAGGGCGAGCCTATTTCACCCCTTATGACAGACACAGTTCAAGATACACTTAAAGAAGCAATCCTAGTACTTTAATCCATCTGGCAATCGGGCATTGGTAGAAGAATTGTCTGCTTTCCACCCGCTTTCAAGGCTCGCGTACGACAGTCGAGCATATCGAGAACCTCCTTCTCCAGGCGATTCAGACGAATACGACGATAATTCGGATTATTCGGATGAAGAATTACTAAATACAAATCACCGACTTCAAGGCCGTACAAGGTCTCAAGAAACCAGCGATATGTATTTAATTGTAGAGTGTAGTGCCAGTAATTACAATTTGGCAGATGCTCGAGTGGTGGATAGCCACGCTCAAAGTCATTTGTCGATTTGATTTCTTTTGAGCGCTTCCAGTCATAAATCACAATCTTTCCATCTGACTTGCGCCTGAAGACTCCATCAATACTGCCGCAAAGAAGATGAGCAGCCGACCAGACTTCCCACTCCATACGAAAGGGCTCTAGGTCATGGCCATGAACTGACCAGAAATTCATAAAATACTGCCATTCGGGTGTCTCCTTTACTGCCGGATCAATTCGGTCGAGGGCGCCGTTGAGGAATTGTTCAATCGCCAAATGCATTGCCGTTCCTAGACCGCTGGCTTCTTTTCCAGAATCGGACCAGCCCTTTTCAATCTCCTCCGCCGTTTTTCCGAAATACTTTGACTGCGGCCATTTCGGCGAACGCATCATCTTCTCAATGGTGGCCTTCGGATCGAAATGCGGAAAAAAATTGTGGAGAAACCCGGTACAGGAGATAACATTTGTTGAACTGCCGTCAATATAATATGTGTGGGTAGGCTCAAAAAAACGGATATGATCGTCACGAGGATGTTTATTCTTCGTGGCGAGCACTTGCCAGTCTTCGGGCATTCTTCTTATAGTGTCTTAGAGGCCAATCTTTAGGACTGTCTACACAGTATAGTCTACAAGTTCCATAAGCGCCTTACCAAGTTTATTCTCACCCACAATCTTACGCTCCTTGTATTCACCATTGAAATCTGGTTCAACTGCGCCCGTAGAAAGGAGATACTTACGCTCGCCCTTTGCCGCGTCGAGGATTTTCTGAAAATCAGTATCCTTCGCTAAACGAAGTTCAAGCGCATACTTTAGAAGTCGCATCTTTTCATCCTTCCAGAAGAGTCCAGAGTCAGCCTTCTCCTTGAATACTGTCTTCTTATCCCCTACAAGATTCTTCTTAATAAGACCTAACTGTGCTGTAAGTAAATCATAATACTTCTTGGCCTTTGCTTGCGCTGCAACCTTGAGTTGCGCAACCGAAGTTCCAAAGAAGCCTGTTGTCTGGAAGAGTGCGGCCTTTTCTGGTTGATTGGAGAAGAGTTTATACTTCATACCCGCAAGGAAGTGTTCAATTGTAGGATAGATGGCCTTCGTATCCTCTTCATCTGGGATATTCATAGGAATCATGAGGGAGAGCCACTTACGCGCATCATCGCGGCCAAGGCCAAGTATCTTCTGCGCCGGCGCCTCAATTGAGAATTGGATGAGCTGGCCAGGCGCATAGGTCGCCTGGGCCTCAACCGGCTTCACAGATTTGACAAAGTCCTCTGCTACCTCTTCTTCTTCTAGGTCTTCGGCTATAGACTCTCCAGGACGCGGCGCACTGCCCTGTTTAAGGAGAACAGGCGCTTTGGGTGCTTCCACACCACTAGGCGCTACCACTTTTCCATCTGTGACCCGCTTGAAGATAAACCAGCGATTCATGAAACTGAATTGCTGGATAGCAGGAAACTTCTCAAGACCGTACTTGCGATCCTTTGTCATTTCATAACTCGCCGAGAAGAGATTTGTCGAAGTCTTCAGACCGAGTTCGTTTACAGGGTCCTTCACAAGTTCACAGCCAATTGTATCCATCTTCGCTACTAGAAGATCCCATGGCATCAGGTACTCCTGGTGAGGAAGTCCAATGGAGGCAAACTCCACTGTAATCGCCTTTCCGAAGCCGTCATCCGTTATGGGCAGTTCCGTATCTTCATAGTCCTTGCGAATTGTCCAAATTGTCTCTTCACCCTGCTTGCCAATATGCGAGTCACCTGTCTTTACATCACGTAGAAGTTCAAAGACAGAGCCGCCATCAAAGCAGCACCCTACGAAATAGCCACCGACTTTCAAGCAATCGGCTACATTTCGCAGGAATCCATCAAACGTCGTCTTATCCTTAAAGAAATAGTGGAGCGCGAACATACAGGAGATTACATCCGCCTTGTTTTGTAGGATACCCGTTAGTTCATCAATATAGGGGGCAACACCACCACCTGTATTCTGACCAAAGAGTGTGCGCAACATCTTTTTCTCTTCTTCTGTGCGGCCCGCTTCACCTGTAACAATCGGCGTTGTTACATCACCTGCGACAAAGACGATATCAGGTACATTTGCACGACCGAGTTTCAGAATATCCTTTAGCATACGATTATAGGCTCCATTATTCTTATCTAGAATATCAATCATTGCATAGTCAATACCCAGAACAAAGCGCGGCATGAGTTTCTCCCATTTGTGAAGGTCGCCACCCTTTCCACACGCCATGTCAATCAAGACCTTCTTTTTCTTCTCGCCACCGAGTACTGACTTCAGAAGTACCTGATACTTAATCCAGTCATTGTGGAAATCACGCATAGGACGCATATAAGTTTCACTCAGAGCACTAATCTTTCGCTGAGCTGAATAGACCATCTTTCGCGGGATTGCTTCACGTGCCTTTACGAGTGCTTCAATTTCTGCTTCTTCAGGTGTCTCTGTGCCCTTGCGAATCATGGAGGGCGTAATCGGCTCATATATACTGTTCCATGTCTCATTTGCAACAAACTCCGCGTTCATTGTTCCCTTCACAGCATTACCGATTCCTCCAGCTGCCTTGCGGAACTTTTCCGTCTTGTCATGACGGACACGCATAGGAATCCAGCGCCAACCAGGCTCGTTGCTCGGCTCATAGCGCATCTCTACAATGCTGCCGTCCTGAATGATTTCACCAAGTTCACTTGTTACATAGTCCATGTTCTGAAGTTCATCCACCTCACGCTCACGATAGCAAGTTGACGCAAGTGTATCAATGTAATTCATAGGAGAAAACTCTACTGCGCGATATCCACCACGCTTTCCCTTCTCCTTTGTCCAGCGCTTTGCTAAAACAGCCTTGCGAGGGTCATTCATAATCTCATCCTCGCGGCTTGATACATAGAGAACAAGGCGCTTATATCCATGTAGGGGCTCAAGGTCCGTGGTAGGATTCTTTCCATAATGGACCTTATCCTCCTTTAGTTCCTTTTCAATCATTACAAGGAAATCAATTGTATTCTCATCGGCTGGTTTCCACTTGAGTTGCTCCATGAAGGCCGCATTCGGTTTCGCAGGGAGAGGAGTTGCATTTGGAGTAAAGATGAGTCCATCTGTGTGATAGATCCGTGTATCGCTGTGCGGAAATGCCTCATCATTAATCACTTTGAAGATTGAGAGTTCGTCCTCTTTCGAACCAAAGAAGAACTTCTTCGCACTCACATCCAAGAGAAGAGTTCGCTTATTCTCATATCCTTTGATAGTGATTTCAGGTGTATCCCACGCCTTCATGAACTTTGCAAGTGCCGCATGCCGAGTTCCCTCTTCAGACCTACCCTCCTTGGGTTTCTCATAGAAAGGAAGATTCCAGACTTTGGCCTTATTGAGGTAATACGCATCAAACAGCAGAAGCAGATTAGCCGAACGCCCAGGCTTGTGTTGGATAATACCATCCTCTGTCACCACCTCCTCACCCTTTCTCCGTGTGACCCACTCACCATCAAGTAGTGAGTTTGCACAGCCAATTTGCTTGAGACCAGTTGCGTAAACATTCAGTGCCATATCAATCATGTAGAGGTCACCTTCAGCATTTACAAATGCGTGTACACGAAGACCGTCTGCCTTATCCGTGACATTATAGCCATCACGAATATTTGGTTGCCCATCAGTGCGCTCAGAACGCATATGCTCCAGAAGCAGTGTACGCGGCTTCACACCGCGAAATTCGGGCGTCGCTGTAGGAAGTTCGGCGCGTTTCAGGTACTCTGAAATAACCGAGCGCTTTGTTGACCTCTGAATAAGTATAGAATTCTGCTGAATGCCACGAAGCACTTCGCCAATACCTGCGATGAGCCGATTCAGATAAACACCCATCGTCTCCTTGTCGCGCTGCTCTTTTGAACCTGTTTCGGCAAGTTTGGCTTTTTCGCCGTCCGTCAGATCCTCGCGTAGAAGTTCCACTTCAATTTCATAGGTCGGTGGATTCCGCGCAAACTTCTCTTCATTGAATGTCTTCACCCAATTGAATCCATTACGACTGGAACTTGTAGAGCGCACCATGGAGAGGTCAAACTGAACACCACCCTTCTTGAAACTCCAACGCTTAATTAAACGAAACGCCTTATTTAGATTTGTCCAGCCTTCAAAAGCCTTTGATACATCCTGGTGCTTGTTTTCCTCATCACTATTTCCACGGTCATGCTCCTCGCGAGTCTTGATACGAATGCCATATTCATTAATATCAAGTGTATCGCGAAACTTATCTTCAGGCCCACGCTTCTCAATCTTCTTCTTTACAATTGCAAGCCAACCCTTGTCATCTAACTTATTATCATTACAGTATTCCTGAATATCCTCAAAGGAGTTCATAGTGAAACGGAGACCCGATTCGCAAAGAATATTGAGTTTCTCGTCACTATTTGGATTTACTTCTTCAAATCCTCGCTCCTTCAGGCGGCGGATGATTTTGAGAAATGAATCTGCGTCCATACCACCCTCCTTGTTGAATGTCACTTCAAGTTCGTGAGTGCGATTGGACATCCATTTTTCAAGCATGTCCTTTATTTCATCGACTTGGCTCTTGCTCAAGTCCATCTGAATCCTACTGCTTGTACTGAACTTCTACACAGTTCAAACTTTAACCTCGTCTCCAGTACGACCATTCAGATGCCGAATAGCCTGTAGACGGCCAAGAGCACGCGCATAGTCCTCTTTTAAGATTTTTCCTGACTCACTACGAGTTGTAGGGAGCCCCCCATCAAGTGCCTTCCACTGCTGCTTCATAACCTCAAGTGTTCCCTCAGCCATAGGATACTCACACTGCCACTTTGCATCTTCACGGTCACTCATCCACTTACCGAGACCAGTCAATGTTAGACCCCTTTCACCTGCTGAACGATAACGCTCACGGGACCAGAGAATAGGCTTCTCAGGCGTCCAGAGTCGGAGGTCCTTCGGAACAAAGGTCACCTTCTTCTCATTTTCATGAATACGGACCCATTGGATTTCACAGAGTGAACTGACGGCTTCTTCGAGAAGTTCAAAGTTCTCTTCAGAGGCATTCTCAACATTTGTGCCAAGGGCATCACAAACCTTCGCCTTTGTCCCACGGCGACATCCTTCACCTGTCTGGGCTCGCTCCTGAAGACGAACAATGTGGTCGCTGAGAATCTTCTTGCGAAGCACTTCACTTCCTGCGCGGTATTCGGGGTCTGTTGACCAGAGCCATAGGGAAACCGGACCCGGAGGATTCAAGCGTGCCCACTGAATACCGTATTCAGTTAGAGTTGTTTCATCCACAGGCATGGAGATCTGTTCTCCAGGCATTAAGATGAGTTCGGGGACCTTTGACTTATTTGGATTCTGTTCGATACTGGAAAGTAGTGATTCCATCCTTACTTTCAAGTATTTGCTTTCTAAGTTTAGACCCTTACACTTCCTGTCGCAGAGTCTCCATCTCCTTATCGCGCTGCTCAAAGTTTACACGATTCTGTTGGCAAAACTGGAGAAATTTCTCAATCTCCGTAACAACGTACGGAGAGAGTTTGCCTACATCAAAAAAAATACCATTTGTATTTTCAGTGAATTCCACTTCATTTCGCTTAAGGATGCGGAAGAGTTCCTCCTGCTCAGACTTAATCAGAATCTTAATGGCCTCCCAGAGTTTTCGGCGCCGGTCATATTCCTCTTGGGGCAAACTTACCACTTTTGATTCAGGTGCTTCTGTATTTGCGGAACTACTCATCTATTATTCAGTTTCCTCCTCTATATCTTCTTCTTCCGCGCTGGGCTCTGCATCCTCCTCGTCCTCCTCATCAGCAGTGGCAATGGCAGCTTCCTCCGCTTCCGCTGCATCATCGCCCTCCTCCACCACCTCCGTAAACTCTTCTTCCTTTTTCTCTTCAGCGGCAGCCCCTTCAGCGCCTTCGGCGCCAGTCTTTACTTTTCCCTTAAAGATACCAACTGATAGGATAGAAGTGTCATTGACCTGATAGCGCGATTTCTTAATCTCTACGCGAACTGTATCTCCAACCTTGACGAGATCATTAAACTCCACTTCACCAATGTGAAGGTCGCGAGGTACCATCACGCGAATCGCACCTTGATAATCAATATACATACCCATGCGATTCTGACGGATAACCGTTCCTTCAATCTCAATTCCATCAGGAGGCTGTAGAACTTTCGCAGATGCCTCGGCATAGAAGAGAACATCTCCAGTGTAGCGACCCTTCTCGACCATTCCCATGCTACGAGAAATCATATTTACAGAATTAGGAAGAACATAACCATTTCGTGAGCATCTGCCCTCATACTGCGCCTTAATCTTCTTCATAAGAAGTTCATCAAGGTCAATAATATCCTTACCCATATCCTTTGCAGTAAGAGTGACTTTCGTTTCAAACTGTATATCGAGTTCCATAGTACCTTTCCTAGTAAATGAAAGTATTAATCAATTTTAGACCTCCCCTGCTTTTTTGCTTTTCGACTTCCTCTTTTTCTCTTCAAGTTTTAAGTGACCACCTTTATATGATTCAATGCTACGATAGAAGAAACGTTTTCTTGCCTGCGCTTTGTCCAACATTCGCAGAACTAGATCCAGTAAGAAGCAGCCACTAAATGCGCCGCGAATCGGCTTGATACTCTCCTCATCAAGTCCTAAATCAATAGAATCAGGAAGTTTCTCAACTACAGTTGCGAGTGTTGTAAGGAGAGGGTCTCGCTTACTACGATTTGAACTCAACGAGCATTCACTACCAACAGGCATTGTTGCTCCAGGTGCCACCGCGCGTGCAGTTTTAAAACAGACGTGACTCGATTCATTGGGCACGAGAAATCCGTAGTATAGATGCTCAAGCTCTTTTGAATATGCGGTAGTTGTATAATTAATTGTAACTGTAGAATCTCCTTCAGTTAATTCTTCAATTGTATCTAGCCTACAATCACCCGCTTCACAACGATGCTTTATTTCGCCACTGTGAAGATCTACAAATCGGAAGAGCCACCGCTCACCTTTTTCAATGTATTGGTCACGGAAAAGATGTCTATTTCTTTCAAACTCCTCTGTACCCATCCAAGAAGTGACTAACTTAAATTGTTCTGCGCTTGTGAGAAATTCATCCCACATTGTCTCTTTAACAACGCGAACTAGATGCGATTTCCAAGTTTCACTTTCTTTGACCTTTTCATATAAATAACCCACCATACCGAGTTTCTCTTTTACAATTTTCATAAGAGTCTCGTCACCTTTATAGATTTCTCTAAAGACTGTAAGAATAAATCTTGGCGGAATATATTTACCCTTTTCAATTTCAAAGATGACCTTCTTATTTTCTCCAGCCTCCATGTTTTCAACCCATTCTTCCACGGCTGCCCATAAAGGTGGTAATTCTTCTTCAGCCTCCTCGCCTGTATTAGCGGGCGCAGGAGCGGCCTCAACCAGTTCCTCCACCACAGTTGCATAGGCGTCGCGTTTTGGTGGAAAGGGTGCTACACGCAGAGCAAGTGGAATGATTTCATCATGAAGTAGGTCTGGCTGAAAGAGAAAATATCCATTTTTATAGATAATATGCCCCTGCTTTCCAAAGAGTTCCAAGTGTAATGATTTATTTCGTATAATATTATGAATCATCATTGAAATTGCTTTCTGGGGAACATCATCAACTAAGAGTGCTTCTTCAAGTCCTTCAATAGAAAGGAACGCCTGCTCGTGACCATCTTCTGTTTTGAATAGATTCTTCATCTTCTGAATAAGTTGGTGTTCGCGCCATTTAGCAGAATATTCTGTGTAGGTCTTATCAGTTGATGTATCCGCGTCAATTACTACAGAGGGTTTACATTGAAAACTTTCACAGCGCTCCATCCAATCGCAGAGCGCACTAAAGGGTGTATCATTTCGTAGAGCAATCTCAACTTTACGACCATCGCTTCGAACCACTGAACGTGTTGACCGCCGATTGCCTTGACTATCCACTATTGGAACCGCAGCAAGTTTTGTTATGCTTATAGCTTCACGATTTAGATTACAATCAATACCGTATTCCTTCAGAATACGTGATACTCGACCAACTTGAATTGCCTTTTGAACGGCTGTTCGGTAGGTGTAGAGATCAACTGTTTCGCGATCTGCTGCCGCTCCACTAAATGCGTTTGCCAGCAGATACACAGTACAGTTTCTCTCCTCTTTATCTAAAAGTGCATGACTACAAGTACGAATACCACGACCTACAATCTGCTCCGTCTTATTTAAGTGGAACCAACTATCAAAAATATAGATTTCACGGATAAATTTCAAGTCAATACCCTCACCTGCTACTTGCGAACCAATAACAATCTTAATTTTACTTCCATCCTTATTATCTGGACGCCTCTGTGCCTGAATTGAAGTTTCATTATTTGGAGAAAGTTCAGCAACACCTGTAAGGAGTACATATCGCGCAGGTACAAAAGGATGTCCAGTATGTCCCTTTTCGCGCGCAGGACACATTGCGCACTGACGGCCGAGAGACCCAAGCGCTCCACCTTTTAGGAGTCCATGACCAGGCTCAGCGCCATAGAGTGTATATCCATTGGCCTCGAGCGCAAGCGCAATACTTAGAGCACCCACAGGTACAAAGCGACTGTAGATAAACGCACAACCCTTTGCGTGTCGCACTTGTTGAAGAAAAAATTTTGTCTTTGGACTAAATTCACCCAGCCTCTCTTCAAGTAACCAATCCTTATCCTCAATTTGGTTCTCATACTGAACACTGGGCGTGCGAACTGTACCATCCTTTGCTCGGCTACGACCAGGTGCCTTCTGTGTTTCTCCACTCTTATCAAAGGTCAGGTCAAATCCATTTTTTTCAATGCGCTCCGCAAGAACAGTCTCATCGTAGAGTTTTGGATAGATAAAATTACCTGCTTGAATAAGTTGATTTTGAGTTGCAATACCGAGTTTTTTACCGAGTTTATCTGTTAATTCAAGATAATCTGCCGCAGTGGGCCCTTCAAATTCGCAAGGAATAATGGGTAGACTGTTCTTCATGAACTCTTCAACAATATCAGGGCCATCTGTATCACGCCCTTCACGGTCTTTGGCAATATAATACTCTCCATCAGGACCATAGACCGGCCATCCTTCAAGGGCAGGCAGGACTCCACCTTTACGAGCCATGGGCATGAGACGTGTAGGAAAACTCAGAGGATTTTCACCTCGCATAAAACTCACATATCGTTGAGCAACCTTGCCAAGTTTTGTAGCACCTGGAGCCGTTAAAATGCCAGATGTCTTATCAAAAATCTCTTCAGTAAGGTGGTCAGTAAGAGGAACCTTATCATTGATTAGTAGGAGATTTAATAGGGAGATAATTTCCTTATGACTATTAAACATAGGAGTGCCTGTTAAGAGCACGAGAACAAGTCCATCTGCTATACTAAGTACACGCTTCAGTGGGCCTGTAAGGATTTTCCCCGCCTTCGCATCCTTTACTTCACCCTCTCCTCCAGGTGCATCGAGATTTTCAGATTCTGTTTCTACCATATCACGTAGGTTGTGCGCCTCGTCAATAATTAACATCTTACCACTGAAGGTTTTACGAATCTCTTCATTGGCAAGTTCCTCCTGGTCAGGACGAAACCGTTCAAGAATTCGTTTAATCACTCCAGCGAACTCAATATAACCGAAAATCTTGTATCTGGATTTCACAAGGTCTTTTACACGATTCTGGATAATCTTCGGGTCACGCTCAAGAAGACTTCCTGTGAGTGCGAGATACTTATCACCTGTACAGGAATTTACTGTATTCTGTTCATCACCCTTTCCAATTGTCATTCTCTGAGCATCAAAAATTGTCTTTTCAAAGTTGGGCTGAATATTTGGAGGGGCAAGTATATAGACTTCATCTTGAGGATACCGCTCAAGATATCCTTCGGCAATTGTAATGGCTGCGCATGTTTTACCTACACCTACGCCGTGATAGAGAAGGGCTCCCTGATACGGAGTAGCAGGAGAAAGGAAGGTGGAGACAAAACGCTGAACAGGTGTTAGCTCAAAGTCCTTTTCTGTATCGCACGGATTTACATCTGCATCAATTTGTGATTGAATATCTGGCTGCTTGGCTTCAGCAAATTCGCGTTTTTCCATGAGTTTTTCAATAAAACGAGGGTCATCAAGATCAGGATAGAGTCCTGCGAGGTCCTCCCAATTATCTTGGTCCTCCCATTCGGTCTCTTCTGGTACTTTGAAATCAGGAAGAGATGGAAGAGGGCTCGGCGCCTCCTCATCAGGGGGTAATATTTCAGATTCAGCCTCACTGTTATCATCGGCATCAGAATCAAATTCCTGTACAAGTGGCGTTGATTTAATTGTTATACCCCTTTTCTCAGGCACTTGTACAGGAGGAAGTTGTGCCGCCAGAGAAGGAGTTTCATTTTCTTCAATAGGGCTTCCTTCCTCCTCGGCCTCTTCAGCCTCTTCAGCCTCCTCGGCCTCCTCAGCCTGATTTGCAGATAATTCTAAAACCTCTGGAGAAGGAGAAGCTGGGGCAACAGGAGTTTCTTCTTCTTGAATAAGACTGCCTTGATTTTGACTTGCCGAGGCTTGATTTGCCTGAACTGGAGAAGGAGAAGCTGGGGCAACAGGAGTTTCCTCTTCTTGAATAAGACTTCCTTGGCTCGCCGAGGCTTGATTTGCCTGAACTGGAGGTGCCTGCTGAGGAGCATTTTCTGCCACTGGGCTTACAGCAGCCACCTCCTCTTCAGGCGCATCTTCCCATAGTGGACTATCACCCATCTACTAAGAGACTTGAAAGTTCTTATACAATGCCCGCGCCAAGCACAAGTGGACAATAGTTGCGCAGAATTGTAGTGACTCGCAGAAGTACCTCCTTCTTCTCAACATTCTCATCGCGAATCTTTGTCAAGGCCACTTCAAGTGGAAACCATCCAAGATCACCAATCTCCCGCTGCATGTGCTCATTCGCATTTTCAAAACTGACCTCAACATTCTCTTTTACATATACAATGCGATACTTGTGACAGTAGTGAATATGATTTGACCCAAAAAAAGTCTCCTGTATGGGCTCCAAATTCTCAATCATTTGAACATCCTTCTCGTGAAGTCCAGTCTCTTCCCACATCTCACGAAGCGCACATTCACGCTCAGATTCATAGGGGTCCCGCCTTCCCTTCGGAAATCCCCATTCGGGCGTTTCCCAACCGGGTCCAATCTTGCTAAAGATATCACGAAGCATTTCGCGCTCACCATTTTCATTAAGGATTCCGTGTTCACGAATAGCCTCAAGTTTTGTGCGACTATTCTCCTTCTCTTGCCGATACTGCGTATGCGAATGATCTGCGCCCCAAAGTTCATTCCAGAGTTGCTGAAAGGGAAGTGTCATAAATCGCTCCCGTTCCCGCACCGTCATTCCTTTTAATTGCCGAATAATGTAGCTATAATCTGTAAGACTATACTTTCCCCGCATCATCTCTACAAATCCGAGACTATCGCGTCTCTGAATCAATAAATATTCAATTGGGCTAGAGCCCTCAAATCCAGTAATTGCGGATTCTTGCTCTGCCAACACTTTTGATGGATTCCATCCTCCACGTACACGAATAGCAATAATACCATGACTTGTAATTGGGGCCATACATTGTCTGAATCCATGATTTCCGCCACAATTTGAACACCCTGCTCTCGCCTGTCGCATACCAACTTACTTTAAGATAGGGCTTCAATCCTTAGACCTGGGGGAAATACTGTATAATTAAATATCTGACGCAATCAAAGAGATGAAAATACCTCCCGAAGTCTGGGGGCCGTTTTTCTGGCATACAATTCATATAAGCGCACTCGGCTATTCAAACAAACCGACTTACGCACAGAAAAAAGCCGCCAAGGAATTCTATGAGAGCCTTGGTGTTATGATTCCGTGCCCAATTTGCCGCGAACACTTTGTAAAACATATTGAACTCTATCCGTTAACGCCTCACCTGGATTCACGCGAGGACCTTTTCAAATGGACGGTGACTCTTCATAATGCCGTCAATAAATCACTAAAGAAGCCCGAGTTTTCAGAATATGACGCAGTACAATTCTACCGTCGCCTCGGCGCGCGTGGTAAGAATCCAACCGTAAATCATATCGATTTTGAAGAGATTGATTACCGTTCTTTTGCTCAAGGACTTGGTGTTGGGGTCGCAACTGTTGCTGCCTTTGCAGGGGCAGTTTATCTGTACACTAAGTAAATGAGTGACTCATTTCCAGAAGAGATCTATGAGGGTCTCAAAATCCCTTCCGGAAAAACGCACCCTGTGAAAAAAAACGTAAAGAAAATTCACGTAAAAGTCGTCATGACAAACGATGAAATCAAAGCGCGTGAAGGCACCTATTTTACTGAAAAAGAGGTAAATCAAATTATTTCAGAAGATGTGGATGTGTATCGTATGGACCCTGAAACAGGTGAACAACGTCTCCTCGCAAAGTTTCGCAAAAATGTCTTTACACCGGATGAGATTCGTATTGGATGGGAGGGATTTTATCAGACAGCAGCCGCCAGTCGGAATCGTGGAGCTGCCGCAGGCCCGATTGATACAAAATCAGCATATTGGAAGAAACGTAATCCTACAGAAATTACAAAATGGTCAGCGAAGTACATACAGGATGGAAAGGTGAGTAAGATGCGTGTAAATAATAATGTGATGAGCAGTGTACTCGGTTTCTTTGAAAAGACACCCTTCATGGGACTTCCGTGCCGCCTCACAAGTTATACTCAGCGATTTTTCAAACAGTACAGGCATGGTATTCCGTTTATCGAAGCCGTCGATGACAAATTCAAACAACTTGTACCTGAGGCGCACAAGAAACAACACGCCGCCGCCTCCAAAAAACCCATGTATCGTATTGAAAATACGGCCTTCAGTTCGGTTACCTTAAATCGCAATTTTCGCACGGCACTCCATTGTGATGCTGGTGACTTTATGGATGGATTTGGAAACCTCTCAGTGATTGAGCGTGGAGACTATTCAGGCGGATACACACTCTTTCCGCAATATGGAATCGGATTTAACATCCGCACAGGTGATTTCTTAGCCATGGACGTGCATCAGTGGCACTGTAATACGGACCTCAGTGAAACACCTGAACAGGCTAAGAAGAACAAGGCACTCCCTGATATCTACAAGGACGATCCGACCACAGGGACATTCGGCACGAACAAAAACTTTACACGAATCTCCTTTGTCTGCTATCTCCGTGATAAACTCCGTCAATGCGATGAGGGACAGACACGCAAATACTACAAACGCATCAAGTTCGACCCCAAGAAGGGTGATTTAGCCAAGGCTGCTAAGTCAAAGTTTTCTGGAAAAACAAGAAAACATCATAAAGAAGAAGGGGAATGAGCACCGAAGACTATGCTCAAAAGATTCGCAATGCTCTTGCAATGACAAGTCGTTATATTGCACCTCCGTCAGTCTCCTTTACGGCAAACACAGGGGAAGGCTTCATTGCATCCGTTACACCGTATCTTGTTTGGGGACTTATGGTTCTTTTTATTATTGCGCTCATTCTTGTCATTGTTAATTACACAATCTATCCCATCTTTGACTTCGGCTCAACACCGAATGCTCTCATTCATATAGCGCAGTCTGATTGGACCTATTCATGGGCAGATTCAGATCCTGCGACCTTATTCGTAGATGCTCCAGCGGGAGCAACTCTTCCGACAAAGAATTTTAGTCTCTATTTTGATACAAAGGTGATTGCGACTATTCCAACACCCGATACAAATATGAGATATGTACTTGTCTATAAGACAACTGCGGGCTCTGGAACTGCGTTAAGTGCCGCTGCTGCGGCAGCAACCTCTGCAACGGCTACAACAACAACCCTTGCGACAGCAGCACTTCCTCAAGGCTCAACTTGTTCGGCCGCCGATATTCAGGCCATTGCGGGTTCCATCGCCGCGTCAAGTATATCTACACCCACAGGTGCTGCTGCAAGCAAAGTTCTACCGCTACGCACATTTAACTATCTAACAGATGCTACGCTCGGTGTTCCTTCTGACCCCAGTCTGATTGCGTTTTATGACGCAGGTGCGTCTAAAATTATTGTTTATCTAGCCATTGCGGCAACAACAACAGGTTCAACACCAAACTGGCTACAAGTCTCAACGGATATCACGCCGAATGTTCCGTATCGCGTAGGAATCGTTGTGGGTGATTCCATTATGGAACTCTATTTAAATGGTAAGTGGGCGGCAAGTACAACCTTTGGAGGAAAAGTGCCGATGGGTGGAGACAAGGACACCCTCTTTAGTGTGCCCTCTCGCTATTCTGCGAATGTCGTCGTAAGAAACCTAGGAACAGTGGGGCGTGTAGTCTCTTCCGGTGAAATGCGTGGGATAGGAACTCCTGCTCTTCAATAGAGAGATGATTGTCTGGTTCATCGCAGTATTTGTAGTCATAGTAACAATTTATGCACTTGCTATATATTTTACACCAAAAATAACGACAAGTTCTGATACGGGCCCGTGGATTCTTGATGGCAATAATGGTTCAACAAACCAGGTAAATAATAATAGCAGCTATGTAACCAATTTCTTAAAGAACCAGAGCTCCAGTTTCCGTATTTTCTACTATATTCAGTCACTTCCTCGCACAGCAGCGGTCTATGACACCACTACAAATACGGCTAATTTCAATCCTAACACAGATTCATTTGATGTCTGTGACAATACAACGGGCACTTGCGTACACCCTGGATTTGCAAAACTCCTTCAATTCGACACCTCACTCTGGATTGAACTCCTACAGGCTCCTGATGCATCTCGTCCTGGACTTCCTAAAACACAACTCTGTATTCAGACGACTGACCAGACAGGAAAACCCTACATTGAGACATTTCCGCTACCGCCGTTTCCTCAACAGAAATGGGTCATGCTTACTCTCTCACACGAGGGCTCTAAATATGATGTGTATTACAATGGTCACCTAGCAGCCTCTATAAAAACAACAAATGTTCCAAAGCCGACCGCATCAAAACTTGCCTTATCGGATGGAACCTTTACAGGCAGAGCTTCCTATTTACTTTCAAAGACAAGCTCAATGACTGCGGCCGAGGTCTCCTCCGATTATACAACGAACACTGATACTCTTGGTGCACCATTTGAATCATTCTTTCCCTCATTAAATCTCAATCTATGTCCTTCCGGCAATTGTTTTACAGGACCCTCCGTCCGTCCCAGTAATCCGCTTGTTGTTTGGAAATCCGATTACTAAAACTGGCGCTCAAACAGAATGAACGCTGCCCCTTCGCCCGCAGCTACAATGGGAAGACTTGTTGGTGGTATTGTGATACTTGTAGTAGCATGCGTGTTACTCTACTATGTTTATGACTACATGTTCAATGTTACCCAGACACAGGTGAAGGCCTCGATTGTTGCGAACCCGATTGCCTCTCCTACAACTGTCATTCAGTATCCTGGCACATCACAAGATGATGTAAAACTAGCTCAATATATATTTACAGGTGGTGAAATGACAATCACTTTCTGGATGTATGTCACAGGTGCTGGAAGTGACACTACAAATAAGCGTCATATCCTAAATCTGGGTACGACGGCCACGGATGATGCGTCAACCCTAATTGTTGCACTGGGCGGTAGAAATAATACACTTCACGTTCATGTAAATGATAATAGTAGCCCTAGTTTTGTTTTTAATAGTTTCATGACAACCAGTCCTGATAGTGATACCGCTTCTCCATGTAATGTACAAAATGTGGAGTTTGGTCGTTGGGTGAATGTAACAGTTGTACTGAATAACAATTTATGCGATGTCTACATGGATGGTCGCCTCTCACGTTCTTGCGTTCTCAAGGGGCAATTCAAGGTCAATGGCTCTACAACTACGCCGCTCTATTTCTTTTTACTGAACCCTGATATTGGAACAGGTGGTGCTCATGTAAAGACAGACTGGACTGGAAGCCTTTCTGGTGTAAACTTCTACAACTACGCACTTTCTCCGGATGAAACCTATCGTATCTACATGGCTGGTCCTTCCGGCTCATCAGGTGATTTATGGTCGGCAATCCAGTCATTCTTTGGACAGCTGACAACTCCGAAACCCGTGACAAATACTTCATAAACTAAGCACTGTTCATATATAAATGAGTCAACTTCTCAAGTTTACTCCTTTTTATAGAATATCTACAGTCTGTAGATTGTGATGGAGACATCCTTGAATACAAGCAGTGGTAGCTTCATATTTGGAAATGGACTCATCCCGCAGATTCTCCTTGCACTTATTGCGGGCATAGTTGTCTTTCTGATTTTCTTCAGTTTGGAGTCGCTTGTAAAGACATATTATAAGTACTCAATGTCTAAGACAGTACTTGTACCGAATACAATTATGAGCAGCCAGTCAATTGTTGTGCGTCAAGATCCGAGTGACCCGAACAGTAAAATGCTACTTCCTTCTGATAATGAATTCACGGGCGTTGAGTTCACCTACAGTTTCTTCCTATTTATTGACCCGGCAACCTTTGATACAAGTGGCGGTCTCAAACATGTATTCTATAAGGGATACTCGACACCATTCCCGCTGCTGGGTCCGGCCGTATTTGTTCGTTCAGATGAAAATACGCTACGTATCTTCATGAACTCCTATAAGTCATGGTACAGTTATGTGGATATTCAGAATGTACCAGTGCAGAAGTGGTTCTATGTAGCTATTGTTTTCCGTGCAAATACTCTTGAAGTCTATATAAATGGAAATCTGAAGGGTCGTATCCCGATGGAGAAGACATATCCTTACCAGAACTACCAGAATTTGATTATCTTTGGTCAGACAAAATTTAATAGTCGTACTACACTTGGTAATAAGATAGTCAATCTCCAAGGCGTTGAGGAGGATTATATGGTCACAGGTACAATGGCTGGTCAACTCAGCCGTTTCTATCACTACAGATATGCGCTCTCTTTCGCTGAAATTCAGGCCAATGCGAATCAGGGACCTAGTTCTACAGTTGATATGCCGAGCACACAGTCCGCGAGTTCCTACCTACAGAATGCGCTGGTAGATTCATGGTATACAAGCTAAAGAAATAGACTTTATAAAGACTTTACTAGTGGGATTGAGTATTCCGATATTAAAGCCTCACGAAATAGAAGGTATAATGACTGGAGGCGGTCTATTGGCTCTCGTAGCCTATGGCTCCCAAAATGTAATTCTAAGTGGGAATCCGGATATGACCTACTTTTATAAGGTCTTTCGCCGCTATTCGCACTTTTCAATGGAGAGTGTCTCTGCGCAAATGGACGGCCCCGATCAACTCTTTTTTGACCAACCCATCAAAGTTCGTTTTAAGATTCCTCGTGTAGCGGACTTAGTGAGTGATCTCTATTTTAGTTTTCAGTTACCCGATATTTATAGTAAATATATAAGTCCCAAAGTTCGGAATTTTCAATATGAGTTTCAGTGGTCCAAATACATTGGATGTGCCCTCATTCAAAACGCGGCTGTTTTCATTGGTGGTCAGAAAATTCAGGAGTTTGATGGAACATATCTACTTGCGAGGACACTTGCCGATTCTCCAAAGGATGATTTCAATAAGTGGCAGCGGCTCGTAGGAAACGTAGCCGAACTTGTGGACCCAGCAAATGGAATTTATGCTGGTGGTACAAATCAAACAGGCTATCCGAATGTAGTCATAGACCCTACACGACCTCTTGGCTCCCAATTTAATCGTCCTTCCATCTTTGGACAGACAATTCGTGTTCCACTCCCTTTCTGGTTTACACAGGCTACAGGTTCAGCACTTCCACTCGTTGGACTTCAGTACCATGAATGCGAAGTTCAACTAACACTTAACCCGATTAACCAACTCTATACGGTACTTGATGCCTCAGGATTCCGTGTAGCTCCTGGGGTTCAGACGACGGCATCTGTTGCCAATCTGCGCTCAAATCTTCCGGATTACACTACAATCGTGGATCTCAGCGGACAACTCAATGCCTTCTTAACAGATATTGGCGCAGATGTTCCTGCACTTAATACATGGAATTTACAACCGACTATAGAAACAACCTATATTTACCTGCCTGAGCAGGAACGCACACTTTTCGCATCCACTCCACTCTCCTATCTCCTACACCAACTCACATGGTATCCTTTTCCTGCCCTCTATACTCGTCAAATTCTTGACCTTGAGACACATAATCCAATCGAACGTCTACTCTTTGTGAATCGTCGTTCGGATACCTTACAGTATCGTAATGATTTCAGCAACTGGAGTAATTGGTGGAACTATCCATCAACACCCTACCTACCACCGCCCCGAGCTGTTCCTCTCTTAACACAAGCCTTCTCATCAGGTGTTCTCATTCAATTTGCTCAACTTCAGATTTTACAGAGCCTACGAGTTCTCTGTGATGGTAATGAAATTCAGGAGATGAAACCTGTTGACTATTTTACAAAGGTCGTCCCCTATAAATATACAAGTGGTGACCCTGGTGAAGTACTGCCAATTTACAGTTTCTGTCTTCATAGCCCAGATCACCAACCTTCGGGCTCACTGAATTCGAGCCGTGTTCGTGTGTTTCAAGTAGAAGTAAATCCGTATACACTTCCACCAAATACAACCTATGTATATGATTTAACCATCTATGTTGAGTCTATTAACTTTGTAGAATTCGCGTCAGGTATGGGTGGACTGAAGTATGCTCTATAAATAGGATGGGGCAAGGAGCAAGTCAATTGTTTGATAATCTTACATATAACCCCGATGTTCGGCGTCAAAAGGCGGCCGACCAAAAAGATGCTGCGAAGACTCGTGATACTTACAGAAATACACTAACACAATTACAGACGGATATTCAAAATGATTCTACTGCGGGGACAATTACACCCGAGGGAGCTACTCTTATGCAGGGCGTTGTAGATACTGGAACAGCATGGTTAACACAGAATCCTACAGCACTTTCGGATTCTATTGATGCGCAGAGTCAAGTTACAATGGATGCGATGACAGCGCAAATTAATGCTGATAAGATACGAATTGTCTTTTTCAATGCGCTAAAACTCTGGAATTATACACTTCTACAACTTCAAAACCAGAATCTAGTCTCAGCAGATAAAGTAGTACAGTTCCAAAAAGTACTTGACCAGAATCAAGTCTGGTATACCAAGAATCTAATCTCGCCACTTAGTACGCTTCAAACACAGATTGGAACAATTGCGACAAGTGCGGGTTCTATTTTGAATGAGCCTGCCGCGATTCAACAGATTCAAGCTGCTGCCGCAACTCAAAAATCAGATGGCAGTAGTCTTAATGACCTTATGTCACAGGCCGCAGCAGCCAAAGCAGAAAAAGAGAAACAGGAGGAATCCCAGTTCAGTGGAGACCGTGTGAAGCAGAAAATTTGGGACCAGACCATTTCAGGAATCTTTACAATGCTCTATCTGGTTATTGGTCTATATACAGGCTCACTTGTAGCCAATGATTCAATTGTTCACTCCACACCCGTTCGTGTTGTTTATTTCATCTATGCGACACTTCTCTGGTTTGTAGTACTTCCTTATTATCTCTATCGCTCCTATACACGCCATCCTCCTTTTATGGGAGCCTACCTATTTCCACTCTATCCCTACAATCCTGATGAAGTGAAAAAGGAGTCTTTTTTTGAAGAACTAGTCTGGTACAAGGATATGCCCTTGATTCAAAAAGCCAAAGAAGACTATGCTGCCGCAGCAGAGGCCGTCATAGCAGCACAAAAATCAATAGGTTAAACCCGAATGACAAAGATACAGTTAGAAATGACTCCTATTCTTGTAAGTGTAGTTACACCGACTTACAACAGAAGGCGATTTATCCCGTATCTTATTCGCTGTTATGAAAGTCAGACTCATAAAAAGGAGACAATGGAATGGATTATTCTAGATGATGGTCAGGATAAAGTAAAGGACCTCTTTGATGCTGCGGCAAAGAAAATCCCAAATATTCGGTATATTCCGCTCGATGAAAAATTGACAATTGGTGAAAAACGGAATCGACTCAATGATGAGGCGCAGGGCGCAATTATTATTGCCATGGATGATGATGACTATTATCCACCTGAACGTGTAAGTCATGTAGTTGCACGCTTTGCTAATAATAAAGACATTCAACTTGCTGGTAGTTCAGAAATCTATATGTACTACTCAGATGTGAAAGAGATTTATAAGCTTGGTCCCTATAATCAAAATCATGCCACAAATGGTACAATGGCCTGGAGAAAATCATATGCGGCCAGCCATCGTTATGATGATACAGTTACTCATGCTGAAGAGCGCTCATTTCTCGAAGATTACAAGCATAAGATGATTCAACTGGATCCCTTCAAGGTCATGCTGGTAATGAGCCACAGTGAAAATACATTTGATAAGAAGAAAATGCGCGATGATATTGGAAAGAACCCATTCATAGCCAAAACAAACTACAAGATTAAAGACTTTATAAAAGACTCTGAAATGCGCATTTTTTTTGCGAATGCCTAAAGTTACATCCAAAACGCTCTTTAGTTGAATGATACATAACGCTGATGTATTTACAGATTTATATAATCGACCGTTTGCAAACGGCTGTACCTCGGAATCGCCTATGATTGATCAACCATCAACTATACGTGTCTCCCTTCGCGCACACCAGCGTGCAATTATTTATCAAATGAATACTCTTGAAAGTTCACTACAGAACGGACTTGATATTTCAGGTGAAACACTTTTTAGCCGATATGCGATTCTAGGCGATTCAGTGGGTGTAGGTAAGTCTCTTATGGTCCTTGGTCATATTGCAAGCAAAAAGAATAGTCCGCCGCCTGTCTCTTATAGGTCTCTAAATGATGAATCAATGCCCAATCTCTATAGTCTTAAAACAACAGTTTATCGAGATATATCAAATTCGCCAGCACTTCTTGTTGTACCCCATACATTATTTAGACAATGGGAAGAGTATATTACAAAGCAGACAACGCTTGAGCCGTTTTACGTACGCAGTAAAAGATCTCTTGACTCAAAAATCCTACTAAAGAAAATGATGGAGTCAGATTTTGTACTTGTCAGCAATACCTTGCTGGGCAAACTTCTAGAGGAGGTCCAACATAAAATATATTTTTCTCGAATTTATATCGATGAGGCCGACAGTATTTATGTTCCAAGTACGCAGACTTTTCCTGAAGGAAATTTTATCTGGTTTATTTCAGCAACCTGGCCGAATTTAGTTTTTGAGAACGACAGAGTCTGGTTATCAAATGGACATGTTCAGCGAATTATGCAGCGTCCAGACTTTGCTACGTATGATCCATCCTTTCAGGCACAGTTTGCCGAGGCCCTTGTGACTGGCCGCGGGTATTTTTCACGCTATACCGCGCGTTCAGGACTCTATCTACGAAACTATCTACGAAATCATCATCCGTTTCGGTCACAAGTTGTACTTCGATGCCGCGACTCCTTTATTCAGGAATCCATTTCACTTCCTCCACTCTTTACACAGACCATTCTCTGCGAACCCACTGTAGCGCAGAGAATTTTATCATCGGCAATTCCTACAAATATACAGAATCTTCTAAATGCAGGTGATATAACCTCAGCCTTGACGGCTCTAGGTGTTCCATCCGATTCACCCATGAATCTTATTCAGGCCGTCACAGAGCACCGTCAGAAGGAACTCAAGCGGCTAGAGCGTCTCTATGTGTTCAAGTCTGAGGAGGAGTATGCATCACCTCAAGTGAAGGAGCAGGCGCTGGCAAACCTACAGGGAAAGATTAATGGTCTCAAGGAGCAGATTGAGAGTATTAAGCAGCGCATTGAGAATTATAAAAAGGAGATTTGCGCAATCTGTTTTGATGAGCCAAATGATGCCGTGCTGACACCCTGCTGCTCTCGTATCTTCTGTGGTGGTTGTATCCTGATGAGCCTGAGCCGTATTCAGGGCTGCCCTATGTGTAGGTCACCTATACAAGTGGCTGCTCTACAGGGTGTTTCAGATAAAATGGCCGCACCGAAGCCTGTAGCAGCGGTAGCACCCGCTCCACCTAAGAAGATTGATGCGCTACTAAATTTAATTCGGTCACACCCTACAGATCGATTTCTTGTCTTCAGTCGTTATGAAAATCCTTTTAGAATGATGCAGGAGACTTTAGAGGCTGAACGAATCACGGTCGAGACAGTAAAGGGTAATAAAGATGTTATTAATAGTGTTCTTCACAAGTTCGATAGTGGTGAGTCACGAGTCTTATTACTCAACTCAAATCACGCAGGCGCCGGTCTAAATATCACATCGGCGACCTATGTAGTTCTATGGCATGCTATGACGACTGAGGAGGAGAAGCAGATTCTGGGGCGCGCATATAGAATGGGACGGAATGCTCCGTTGAATTTTATAAAATTGGTGCATCCTGATGAAGTTCGTAACTAAAGTTACGAACAAATCCCTTGCGGGGAAGTTCGGAGCTGAAAGCTCCTGCGGCCACCCACCTAAGACAAAAAACCACACATATAGTAATGCGTGTTGCTATTTGTCTCTTCGGTCAACCACGAAATTATAAAAAAGGCTATGATACCATTAGTCAATTTATTACACAGCAAAAGAATATCACTGCTGATTTTTTCTATCATGCCTGGACCTTAGAGCCTGGTCGCATCTACCCAACCTCTCCTTACAGAAATATTAGTATAAATAATCTAATTTATAACAAAAATACAATTACCGAACTAAATCAACTCTATAAACCTATAGCCCATCTCTACGAAACACAGAAAACAGATTTTTCTCCTCAGCAATTTGAAACAACTCTCGCCTATAAAAATACAGTGACTCCATCAAAAAAAGAAAATATGAATAATGTTCTTTCGCAGATGTATTCAAGGTCAGTCGTGCGTAATTTACTTAATCAGCATATTCTCACAACCAAGATATATTATAATACGGTTATTATAACTCGATTCGATTATGGAGGTCCACTCAATTTCAAACTTGGTGATCTCGACCTCTCATACACCCATGTAGCAGGAAAAAACTATCCACAACGATGTATTTTGCCTGATACATTTATTATGGCTCCGCAGCAAGTTTTTCTTGATTGGTTTACCATCTACGAAAATATGGACCGCGTATTGAATACAGAAGATATCTATGTGCGTGCTAAGAAATACGGAGAACTAATTCAACTAAACGGCGAAGAAATTATTATGGCCCACTATCTATTTCATCATATAGACCTCAGTCGAGTAAAGTATGTTCCCTTTATTCCAATCGGACTCTAGACAGGCCGTCCCTGTAGAAGCGTATCCGCAGTTGCCATATTAAATCGTAAATTATTCAAGCGCCGTTTTCTGTCAATCTTGAGACCTTCTCCTAGAAGTAACTCCAGATCGGCTCCCATGGAACTGAGTCGAATCGGTAGATCGCGCGAATCTGAGAGTTCGCAAAGAAGTTTCCAGGCATTGAACATTCCAGACTGGCGAGTTAGTACAGAGGTATAGCGCATTCCACTTGCCTCAGGTACAACAGCATCCGCAGCAGCAGGATACCTCTCTGTTAAGTGGAGTCCCAAGTTCTTAAGTTTCAATGCATGAGAAAATGGCAGTAGATTCCAACATTGATAGAAGAAAGCCCAGTAATCTGCGCGGTCTGATTCAGCAAGTGAATCAAAGAGTTCCACATACGTCTTCCAGAGTTCACTGCGGTCACCCCCTGTTGCGAAAAGCCGCTCAGGTAGATTCTCTGCTGCTACAAGTCCTGCAAGATTACCTTCATTATTTTCAATATCAAGTTCAATCCAACTATGCCAAGGATTCCAGAGACACCACCAGGCAATAGGTAGAACTCCTTCTGGATATTCACTCAGTTCCGTCTCCTCTTCAAGGCCGGCCACATAGCGTTTCAGTGCGCGAAGATCACCTGACAGTTCACTTCCCTTCTCCCAACTCGGTGGCAGCGAGCACTGAAGCCATTTCTCTACAATTCCACGCGGCGCAGGACCCACTTCGAAGGTTGTACAGAGTTTTGAGATTTGTAGAAGTGACCGGTTTTCAAGACTATTACTAATCAAAATCAATGGATTTCCAGGATTTGCCTGCGTCCACCCTCGTAAATAGGTTGTCAATTCGGATAAGCCACCTTTTTCACCTGAACTAAGTCCATCAATTTCATCCAATAACACGCCAATACCACCTTTTTTTCCAGTTGTCATCTGTTCAAGGACTCCGCCTTGGCATAAGAGTGGTAGAATTGTCTTACGAAAGGAAGTACCTGAACGTGTATGACTCGCATTAAACTCCACCACCTTGAGTCCGTTCGCATGAAAAAGGCGATAGGTTAGAGTCGTCTTTCCAACTCCAGGGGCTCCATATAGAAGTGCTGCCGCAGTAGGGCGTTTCTCAATCCAGGCATGAAGCTTTGCTTCTAGGTCGGGATGTAGACATACATCTTTCATCTGCATTCTAGACTACCTCTAGAGTTCCTCTTAGACCACTTAGAAACTCGGAAAAGGAGGTTTGATATTCGCAGCAGAAATACCATCATAAATACCTTCCCATGTGAGTCCGGATGCCATTAATAGAGGCTGGTAAAGGGTCGCAGTGTTCGTCTGAGTTAAAGGAAGATAGTTTCCAGGATGACTCGTATTTACAGCACTTGAGTCAGTAAAGCGAGGAAATTTACTCACACCCATTGCATCTACACAATAGTAATTTGTACCCACTTGTTTCAAACTGAGGAAATCCGGACAATAGTTAATCTGGGGAGGCCAACTCTGTGTAGTCGAAGTAGCCCCAAAAAATGTCGTATTTAGACGAAGCCCGCTAAACCAGCGAAGTCCAAAAAAGATTAAGGTCGCAAGAGCCGCAAGTAAGAAGCCAGCCCCTGCATAGAACTTGCCGCTCTGCATAAAATAATAGGGTACACCTAGACCCATAAGCGCGCCGACCAATATGTAAATGATAAGACTGAAATCAATACCAAGGTCCATCCTATTTTTCACAGTGGATAAAAAAATAGCCATGTGAAAAGGTGTGTGTTTACCGGCCATACGGGACGACCGGCGCAGACGGGCCCGTACCCTCGAAGCCGAGCTCGATGTAGCCCGTGAGGAAATCCTGGACACCGTTGGCGATGTTGCCCGAGAAGCCCGCCTGCTGGTAGGTGTTCACGCCAGCAACACCGTTCGTGGAGAGTGACTCGAAGTTGGACTCAGAGCTGTTGTTCACGTTGACAACGAGCTGTACCTTACGGAACGTGCGGCCAGCGGAGACAACCGTCTTGCCCATGTCCTTTAGGAGACCCGCGCCAGGGCCATTGATGGAGGAGAGGTACGGGTTGCCCTTGCTGTAGGGAGTCGTGCTGCCGTTGACTGTAGGCGCGTTCGGTCCACCAGGAAGCGCCCACCACGCCTGCTGAACGGTGGCCGTGCCAGGGGCGTTAAAGCCACCCTGCAGGTATGAAGCACCAGAGCCGCTACCGTAGTTGATGGCGTAGACGATGCCCTGAAGAGAGGAGACAGGCATGAAGTAGCCGAGATCGTTATTATTCTGCTTAGGACCAGTCAGAAGGGAAGTCATTTTATATTAGACCATTAGAAAAAAAACGAGGGCCGGAAGAAAATTCACAATGGAGTTTTAAAAGCGCCGTGTGAAAATCTATTTATCCGCGTCCGTAGGGCACAACCGGAGCCGACGGACCCGTGCCCTCGAAACCGAACTCGATGTAGCCGGTGAGGAAATCCTGGACCGGCTGCGCACCCGTTAACTGGTACGGGTCCTGGCCAGCAACACCATTCGTAGAGAGTGACTCGTTGCGAGTCTGAGAGTTGTTCGGCAGGTTGGCAACTAACTGAATCTTGCGGAAGGTACGACCCGCAGATACAACCGTCTTACCAAGGTCCTTCAGGATACCCTGACCAGGGTTGTTGATGGAGGAGAGATACGGATTGCCGTTAGCGTTCTGGTAGGGATTGCCCGCACTTAACGGCGCATTCGGGTACTGCGCAAACCACGCAACCTGCGGCGTGGCCGTAAAGTTGGACGGCTGCCAAGAGGCACCCGAGCCGCTGCCGTAGGTGATCGTATAGATCTGGCCCATCAGTGAAGAGACCGGCATGAAGTAGCCAGTAGAGCCCATGTTCTGCTTAACACCACTATTTCCTGTTCCATAGTGTCCAGTCATTGTATATTTGTTAAATAGAAAAAAAAACCCAAGGTAGAAGAATGTCAGGGATGAATCCACCGGATTTTGAATTACCTTTAACGACCTATAATCGCAGTGGTCAAAATGGCAGAGTTAGCATGGACCCGAAGAGTTCTGCCGGTGGCTCTGCGCCCTCCGACTTTCCTGGATATAAATATCAAACGACCAGCGAGCAGAATTTTGAGACTGATATGCTCCGTGGCAACTGGGAAACAACTCCGATGAGTAAACTCTTTTTTTCTGCAGATAATATGAAAGTTATTCAAAACGGAATTAGACGCGAAGTCTTCAATCGGAGTCAACCGAAGGGATATGTTATTGATGACCAATCGGTCGATGAATTAAAAATGATAATGAGAGGAATCTATTATCAGTACAGTCGTAATTTATCTACAGATATTGCGGGACAGATTGCTGATCTGAATCAAAAAGTACTTGACTGGTCTGTTCCTCACGTACTCAGCGCAGTTGACCATTATGTATATTATATTGATGATATCAGTCATCTTCCGGTTCCTTTAGCACAGCCGCCGAATCTGAGTCGCGCGGGGACTCGTTCACTGCCGTTGGGTCAGTTTATGTAGAGTATTTTTATGTCTAACGATTCACCGCCTTCTTCTTAACAACCACAGTCTTCTTCTCTGAACCACGGGCCATCTTGTGCTTCTGCCAGCTTTGCTCAAAAGCCAGCAGATCCTCAAGCCAGAGTTCAGATGCCGTTGTCGCCTCAAGCTTATTTAGCAAGTCTTGGGCTCGCATCACAGTATCCTCCTGCTCCTTTACGGCAGATGCCTTTACTCGGTCCATGCGCATCCGCAGAAGGTATTCATATGCATCTACAGAATCGGGAGTCTCAGGTGCTGAGAGTGGCGGAAGTTCATGGTCCTGCATTGCCGCAACGATTTCTTCATCGCTTGCACGACGGAGTTCCATAGTATCCTCCAGGACAGCACGGAGGAACCGCGCCTTCGCATCTGCCTCACAAACCTCCGCAGCCAGCCGCTCCATCTCCTTGTGACGGCGCGTCTCATAGGCTCCGAGCCTCGGGTCAAAGTACGCCTCCAGAAGGTCGCCAATGGTTGTGTAGCGGCAGATTTGGAGAGAACTGTCAAAGCAGACCATATTGGATGTCTTCCAACTACTCGATAGCTTAAATCGCTTCTCAAACTCATCACTGTCCGCTTTTGCATCCTCGTAGTAGTCGGCATCCAGATAGAGTACAAACTTCACCTCAACATCATTATAAAGGTCGTCAAAACTCTTGAGTACCTGCTTGGCGGTAGCTCCTTCCTTTGGCTCAGCGGTCAACATCTCGTCAAGGAACACCTTGTAGTCCTTCGTCCATACACCTACAGGTAGTTCATCAATTGTCACTGTACGCTTTGCATCATCAAAGGTATAGAGTCCCCGAGTCACATAAGTGGCATCTCCCGTCTTTGTAACAGCTCCACGGAAACCGAACCACCACGGCTTCAACTCAAGCCCTTCCAGGCTTTCGCGCGTTCCAGCTAGACGCTCGCGCATGAGCGCAATCACCTCCTCAGGATTGTGGGGAGGAATGTCCGTACTGAATCCAGTACCAATGCCTACACAACCATTGATTGCCAGTAGCGGGACAACCGGCAGATAGGTCTCAGGCTCAACAATAAGACCATCGTCATCAATATGATTCAGAATTGCATGGTCCTCCTTACGGAACAGAGTCTCCATAATCGGCTCCATGTGCGTATGAATATACCTGGCAGAAGCCGCATCCTTTCCACCCATGAGTCGAGAACCAAACTGTCCTACAGGTGTCAGCAGGTTGATATTATTTGAACCAACGAATGTCTGCGCCATTCCTACAATTGTTGATGTCAGAGAGGCCTCGCCGTGATGATAGGCCGCATGCTCTGATACATATCCTGCTAGCTGCGCAACACGCACCTCCGCCTTGAGGCCACGCTTAAAACAACCAAACAGAATCTTGCGCTGCGATGGCTTCAGGCCGTCCATCAGATGCGGGAGCGAACGGATATTATCTGCGTTACTGAAATGAATGAGTTCATCATTGATGAACTTCGTGTAGGGAATCTGAACACCTCCAGTAATCTGGAGTACGCGCTTAGGGTCATAGGTCGCCAACCAGCGCTTACGGTCATCTGCGCGCTTCTTACTGAAAGCGAGCGAGAAGGAGTCATCTGATTCCTGGTCCCAGGTGTATTTAATCTCATGAAGATTCTCAAACCACTCGCGCGCCTCGGCTGGCGTGGACGTGCCTAGACCCTTATAATACTTTAGAGTCCAACCCTTCAGAGCAGAATCACCCTGACTCTCCTTCCAGGAGTCAAACTCTGTCTGATTATAGAAGGAGCGCACTTCACTACGCTTGCTCACCTTTAGCAGCGGCGTAGCAAGAGAGCAGATGAATCCAAGCTTCATAAGCTCCTGCCACTCAGTATGGAAGAGATTCATGAGTAGTCCCTTAATGTGGGAACCATCATCGTCCTGATCCGCCATAACCATGACCCGACCATACCGCAGTTCCTTCATACTTGTGTACTTCTTGCCTTGCTCCAGGCCCAGAATCTTCTTAATAGAGGTAAGTTCCTCATTCTTGTTGAACTTATCCATCGAGATATCCTTGACATTGAGCATCTTACCCTTGAGAGG